TTGTATAAAGTTTGGCTCAATGCGACGTAGGTGCATGCGGCGGTTTACACCGACTAAATTATCGCCAGATGGGCTACCAGTTAACCAGCTAATATCACTGGTTGTAATGCTAGAATAAATAGCCTCTTCAGTGCCTAGTGTAGCCATATTAAGACCGAATTCATGTTGCCAAATTGAATAGCCACCAGTCACACTATATACTGTAGAGCCAGCAACAGCACTGGGGGAAATTACTTTATCAACCGTTACTATAGTAACACCTGGCGTACCGATAGTTGTATTAAAAATGTTTTGGCTAGCAGTAATTCGATAAACGGTATCTTGTGGAACTGTTGAAAATGACACATAATCACCAGGGCTAAATAATGGTGTTAAATCACCAGCAACATAAAACTGTTTTGCATTCGGTGCTGGCAAACTAGCAGGATGCGCAATCACGTAATTAGCTTGGTTATACATTGGATTGTATTCCCAACCAGCCCAAATAGGGGTTGGAAACAACTCGGTAGTATATCCGCAAGAACGACGAGCACCTACTGCAGAGCCAGCATCGTACCAGAGTTTATCTTTTACGTTGTAAATAATAGCATCAGTACATTCTGTTGCTGTACCACGGGGATAAAAGAACCAAATCTCGTTATACCTTGGAATCTTAGTAGCCCAAACTTTTTGTCTTTGTTCGTAATTGATATTGTTAAATAACCAATTAATATTTTTATCATTTGGTAAAACTTGGACGTTACCGTTGTACAGATAGAAACGGTCAACACCCATCCAGAAAAAGATACCGTCCATCTCAACAACTGCGTTAGAAGACATAATAGAGATTTGGCTTGAAACAATGTCGTAGTTCCAGTAAAACTGAGTTGCTTGTGAATTAAAGGAAACACGAATAAGTGAGTCAGTAGCCCAAAACAAACCCGATGGCGCGTTAGTACCTCCGCGCATTGGCATGCCCTTAACAATTTTAGAGCTTGATACGTTTACTTGGTTAGCTAACGGACCATTCCAATCGTAAAAGTTTTGATTGGTATATGTTGAGTCTACGTTGTTATTGGCAAGAAAACCATGTGAGCCGTATACAAAAATAAATGGATACAATACACATACACCACCATCAACGCTAATTGGTTTATAAGTGGGATTTTGACCTTGACTGTCGGAAAGACCAGTAAAGTAATACGTGTTATTCGCATCTGGCGTGATGTTACCCACCAATACTTGCGTTGCCACACCATTATCAATATTAGTTAAGTTTAAACCCGGATGAGCAAAACATGACAGCGCACCACCTTGTGGACTAAACTGCGCGTCAAACTGCCAGTCATTACGATACGGACCATTTATTGGATCTGGTGTAAAAATAGTATCGTTTGTGTAAATCTTACTAATAGTCCCCACTGGCGCTGCAGGGGTAAATACAATAGTGGTTTGGTTTGGACTAGTAGTATGAACCGATGTGACAATTGTATAAACTGTTGGAGTGCCAGTTTGACTAATAGTAAAAGTCTTGGTTGGTGCAAAGGTAGTCGTGGCATTACCAGGTACAATGACTTGAGTTATGGTGTTTGATGTTACATTAGCAAATACAGAACCACGCAAAAAATTAACAGTAAATGGACCACTACCGGCGCTAAAAGACGTACCAGTTGTAAAAACATCTAAGGTCTCCGCGTTACCAGCAAAAACGTAGTTAACACCGTTATATGGTATGGCAATCATGCCACGGTAAATGCCATTAAACGCTGTAAAAATGGTCTTATAACCACCCATCTTTTTAGGGTCACCACGTTGAAAACGGCACCACACACCATCTGTGTATTGGTCGTTTTGAAATATTGTACCGTCGCGTTTAATCCCAGCCGGAATTGCTAGGCTGTAAATTGATGTATATTGCGAGGTGTCTTGTTGCTGATTATCAGCCGGCATTTAGAACGTTCCGCCGTCAATTAATTGCGCTCTTAATGTTGCGTTTACTGTAACTAACGGCTGCAATATATTAGAGTTATCCATGTTGATAATCTCAGTGCTGTTTGCTGTCAAACCCAATACACTGGTACCGGCGAGATACATACCTGTGTGGGTGTCACCAGTAAATGAATACGACGGCAACGCTGCAGAACCATTAGAGGCGTAAAATAAACCAGTTGAGCTTTGAGTTAATGTAAAAAGATTAATGCCGTCTGTCAGTACCGTAACAACCGCACCAGCAGCTAAAACTAATGGTGGCTGTGAACTACCAGAAACCACAAAATTGATGTTGTAACCCGTTTGGTTGGTATTATTAACCAAAACATAAAGCTGTGTAATAGCTGGTAATGTGACAGTTAATGTGGTTGTTCGTGAACCAGACTGCGCAATGTAAGTTTGAATAATTGGTGCATAGGCTACTAAACTTAATGTTGAGCCAGGGATACTATCCACATCATAAGTTGCTGATGTAAAGGTTACGTTAGATGGGGCAGTAAAGCCAACAGTAATAAAGTTACCAGTGTTGCTATCATAAATAACGTAACCAGAATCACCAGGGTTTGCTGTAATGGTTGACTGCCCGTTAATTAATGCTGGGGAAACCGGAGTAATGGATAGTGCACCACCACCGCTGTTTCTAAAGCCAATATACCAACCAGTTGAAAGGGTGCTTGAAACAGGTAGGTTTATTACACCGTTGCCAGCGTTCCAATTAAATGTAGAAGCGCGGCTAAGGTCGTTTAGTGTTGGTGTGGATGTAATGTCAACCACGTTCTGTGTGGTTGCTAACTGACCAGATACGGTTGTTAAGCCAGCACCCTGCAGTGTTACTGCATCAGCAAAAGATGTGCCGACTCCAAAAGCAATATTAGACCAAGTGCCACCTAAAGTAGTGTTATTAGTAAGATAGAGATACTTAGCAGCGCCAACAGCAACGGTAATTGATTCAGCTCCAGCCGCATCCGTAATAGTGAACGGAAACGCGCCCAAATTGCGGAATAGGATGTCTGATCCAACCGCGCCTTGAGTAGCATCAGGTAGTAAGATAACAAGACCGCTAGTGCTAGCAACACAATCCATAATACGGGCTGCAGGAACTTGTGTAGGGTTAACGACAGTAGGCCAGTAAAGCTGAGTGTTGGAACTAAAGTTGAGAGCATAGTATGATACATCCGTAGGTTGGATGACATTACCTGTGAAGGGGGAAGTGTATGTTGTCATATATTATGGCTCTTGGACGGTAGTATTTCTATCCACACGACGAGCGTTATCTTCTTTCTTAAGGGCAGCCAAGGCATTGTCGTAATATGCTTTCCATGTTTGTATTTTGTCCATAGCTTTTAAATACACCATTCCATGGTACATAGCTCCGTAAAGCATTAGTTGCGGGCATTCTCTAGTAAAAAGATTTTGCTGATTAGTTGTGTCTAATGGTTGAATTTCGCTGTAATAAATAATTTCTACGGGGCACGTTTGATTTGGTGCTGGTGCAAAAGCAAAATGGTTATAATCGTAGTCTGCATATATTTGAGGAACACCAGGGGTGGACTCCGATTGATATTGCGCTACATAATCTTGTGAACGAATCAATAAAGGTTTGCCATTTGTTTTTATAGAAACGGTCTTACGCCATCTTGCCGGTTTTTCCAAAACTACTTGATTCTGAGCAAGACTTGATTCAACAACAGTGAGTTGTAAAAACGTTTTTAATTCAGCAGCAATAGATGCTTCTGTTAAAGCAATAATAGTTGGAATTGTGGCAATCCACTGGGCGTCACTACGCTCAGAATAATTAATAATGTCAGCAACTAAGCTATCATAAGTCATAACAACAGCGTTAGTCATTTTTCAATCCTTTTAAATGTATGGCCTTTATGTGTTTTTCTTTTTCCTTGAATACATTTTGTTACATTAGGGTATTGGAATCCGGCTTCTTCTAATTCTTTTTGTCCAACTAATTTTGTTTCTTTTCCGGAAATAATATTTGTGGCTACGATTGTTCCTTTAAAGGAAAAAGAATTAAGCCCAAATCTTTTAACACCAAACATTGGATTATTTTTTCCGCTTAATTTCTTAGAAACCTCTGGCCTTTTTTTTCCAAAAAATGGATGTTTATTTCCCAGTTTTCCCATCATATTATGGTTTTTTAGTTGTTCTTCGGACCATTTATATCCTGAAGGACCTTCTCCACCAATTGTATGATTTGCTAATACATAACCCATATCCCTAAAACAAGAAATTAAAAGTATTTCGTGGCTAAATGCTTCTTCTTCAGTATCCCAATTAGCTAAAATATCTACACCAAAACTTCCGTATTTATTTACAATATTGTTCCAGTGT